GTTGATGATGCCCGGTTCACCCACCCGCATGGCATTGCCCATAGCCAGCGCCCGCAGTGCAGCGTCGCCTTGCTTCCACAGCAAGGGAATCTTTGGGTACGTAGCGCGGTACTTGTCCACGATGCGCTTGGCCTCTTCCTCGGATACGTCCACCGTGGCTTGCATCTTCAGGAACGCCCGCAGCTTCTTATGCCCGACGCCGTAGCCCGCCCCAAGAATCACGGTCTTGCCTACCTGTCGCTGTGCGCGTGTGACTTCCTCAATCAGGATGCCGTAGATAGAGCTTGCCATGATCTTGTAGACATCTTGCTTCTTTGCAAACGCTTCTATCAAGTCATGCTGCCCAGCCAGCCACGCCAGCACCCGCGCTTCAATCTGCGAGGAGTCGCAGTCAATGACAACGTAGCCCGGGGGTGCCTTCATAGCCCGCTTAATCTTGCCTGCGTTAGCCCCACGCGCCGGTAAATTCTGGAGGTTCACAGAGTCTTGCCCTGACCAACGCCCTGAGTGTGCGCCGTAGTACCGCAGGGGAATAGGCATGGCCCCTCGGTCTGCCATACCAAGGAACCGCTGCGTGCGAGTCTCCTCAATGGTTGTCTTGTTGCCAAGGCGTGCGGCAACGAGTCCTTGTACGTCAACGTCCGGGTGATCCTCCAGTGCCTTGAACTCCTCATCGGTCTTTGCAAACGCATACGCCTGCTTGCCTGTAGCTGGGCTGCGCTTCATGGGCGGCTCAACGTTGAACCTGCGCAGCAAGTCCGCAAACTTGTCGTTGGACATCAGCAGTTTCTTAATGCCTATGGTCCCCTCGGTGTACACCGCATGAACGTAGTCCGGGTCGCCGTCTGCCAGCATCATGTCCCGCACCCGGTCAAGCAAATCCGACTTGCGCTCAACAACCTCATCAAGGTGCGCTTTCAGCAGGGGCTTGTCCAGCACCAGCACGGGGTCCACGTACATCTTTATCGTGAGGTCAATGAGTTCCAACTCCTGCCGTGGAAACCCCATGCCCATGTAGCGCTTGAACAGCGCGTAGGTAAGCTCTCCGTCGTTCTTGCAATACCCACCGTACCGCTCCAAGGCGTCCGTACCAAAGTCTGCATACCGAAGCCCCAGCGCATTGACAACCTCTGTGCCTTTGACGCCGACATCTGCACGCTTGGCCTGCTCCGCTAGGCTATGGGACTTCTCATGGGGGAACAAGGCGCGGGACATGCCCAAGGTATCCAGCCACGCCTTTGGCTTTACGTCGTAGTGCCACCGAAAGATGGCCGCATCGAACGCTGTGTTCTGGCACAGGATGAACTTATCGGACCAGTCAATGTTTTGCAGCACCTCGGCTACTTGTGGCTTGGGATACCAGACGGCGGGTGCATCGTCAAACTTCAGGCTCAGGCCAATCGTCTCAAACTCAGGGCTACGTACGTAATGCTCCGTCGCAATCTTGCTCAGGCTGAACTCCCGACTGTAGAACGTCTCGAAGTCCGCTGTCACTATTTGGGGCATTTGTTTTCCAAGGTTGGTTGGTTTGTAGCGCGTACCGCTTACGGTCACGCTGTCTCTTCGCAGCAAGCTGCTGCTCTTTCTTAGTAGGGGCCGGGACCGCCCCATTGAGGATGCCCCGGATGTCTGCGGTCATGGCTTATCCCGTAGCCCCGCGACTATAAGGGGCACCGCGACTACAGACTCCTCGTTGATAACTACAGACAAGCCCCCTGCCTTGGTGATAGCCACAAGCTCCCGGTCTTGCAGTGCCGTCGTCTTGCCCTTGCCTGCCTTGCACTCAATAGCCAAAAAGTATCCGTTCACGCAACAGATGATGTCGGGCACACCGACGCGCCCATAGCCATTGGCAGCGGGAGAGAAATGGTACACCTCATGCGCATCAAGAATCTTCTTGACCGCAGCTTTGACTTTCGCTTCAGGAGTTTGGGCCACGTAGCACCTCCAGTAACTTCTCCATGTAGTGCTGCCCCTTGGCAATCTCCTGCGCGTTCTGATCTTTAGCGCCCATCCGCATGAGGTACTTCAGTGCGCCCCCACGGTAGTAGCCAATCTGCTGTTCACGAGGCCACGTATCTACGACATCCCACGGCTGTATCCCCATGTCTCGGTAGTGCGTCCCCGCCACCTGACGGTCACTTGCAAGCTCACTCATTCACGGGCTCCTTTGTAAAAACATTCAGTTTAGCGCGACTGTACGTAAAGAAGTCCCGGGTAGCGAGCGAATGTTCCGAACTCTTACGGGACAAGTTAGACAACATACCGGGCTCGTTTCCTTTTGCACGCTGGGCTTCTACGCTGGCGGTTGCAATCTCGCTTCGTCGGTACGACGGTGTACTCGCAAAGATACTTGGGCGGGGGTTGTTAGCCCACAGGAACGGGGAGTCCGGGCTGCATTTGCAGTTTTTAGAATGTCTCTTAGCGCGTTTAGTTGCCATTTGGTTTCCTTGTTGCCTTTTCTATTTGTTCTCTGATCCATTTGGGTCCACCCAGTTGAAGTAGCTTGACCCGTTGGCTTTGCGTCAGCTTGACTGTGTAAACAACATTCAGTGGTTCACCGGGTCGTTTTTCGCTCATTGGTTATCCCTGATCATCTTCTTTACATCGTCCACCGTCAGGCCAAGCTCGGCCAAAGCAGCGGGTTGAATAAGCAGCTTGGTCGGCGTTTGCTTTATTGTTTCATTGGGTTGCTCAAGCATCTGCTGAATCTCTTTCAGAGCCTTTGCAAGACTGGCCTCGGTGAGTTTAGTCATGTTGTCCCGTGTCAAATCCAAGCGCATCTTCTGTTCGCGCTCAATGCGCTCAAACTCGTCGTCTTCAGTGATCATTGTCATTCTCCATATCTTTGAGCATTTGGTTTAACGCTATCATTTTTTTCATTGCTTCCATTTGGTTCTTGTGAACCCACTCCGCAGCTTCGCTAAATGCTTTTTGGGCTGCGTACAAATCGCTGATTTCCTCTTTGATTTCTTGTTTTGTTTTCATGTGTTACTCCAAGTTCTCATTGCGTATGCACAGTCTCGTTTCAAGTAGGGCGGTAGCTGCTTGTGTTTAGCCAGCATGTCGGCCCATTGACTGATGTACTTCTCGTAGCGGTCTAGCCATAGGGCTTCTTCTTTTGCGGTCATGTGTTCTTCTCCTTGAGTTTGGCTTCAACAGTACGGGCGAACTCAATCCACTTACTGCCATAGACATTGTTTACATCAAACAAATCCAAGACCTCTTCTGGTGTCAGTCCTACCCACGGGCGTGGTCGGCATCCCTCATTAAACCCCTCTGCAAAACCCATTGCATAGTCTGCTGATGTTGGCTCTACCTTGTCGCAGTACTCTTCCAATGCACGGGTGTACGCAACGTGCGACACGTAGTCGGATTCAGTCGGTCGGTTCATTGCTCTTCTCCTTTGGTGGTGTGGCATTAAGCACGGCCTCAAGATGTTTCGGGTTAATGCTCTCGCCGTGTTCTTGCTTGTACTTATGGTTAAGCTGCCCAAACGAAATCAGTCGGTTGAGTGCTTCCTCCACGGACATGCCAAGGCGCTCATGTAGGGGTTGTTTGTTTGGTTGGGTCATGTGTTGCGCTCCTTTAGTTCAGTGTAGAACTCTCCCCAATATTTCGCCATGTCTTCGGGGGCTGATCCTGTCCTGTACCCTGCATCGACGACTGCCATGATCCCGCGCCAGAACGCTGCTTGCTCCTTCTCAGGTAGTGCTTTTATCCGCGCTACGAACGCTGCCCTTTTTGCTTCATAAGTCATGTGTTGCGCTCCTTCAGTCTCGCCGCTGCCCATGCTGCGCCCTGATCGAAAGTGTCGGGCATATCCCCAACCTTGTCCCAATCCTCATCCGTCAGCCCTACCCATGTGCGCTGTGGTGGGGCGGTGTACAGGGGGTAAGCAACACAAGTTCCGCCAATACGTTTTGCTTTTGATTTTGCGTCAAGTTCTGCAAATTCTCCGCGAATCATTTGTGTAATCCCTTGTACAGCCCACGCCACAGGCTCCTGCTCTGGCTGTGCTAGTGGCACTGGCCGTGCCTTCGTATCCCCACAGTCTTTGTAATGACACGCATCACCATCTTGACAGGGGCATCGCGGGTCTTTTCCTATGCATGGCTCCTGCTCTGGCTGCATTTCCGCTTTCGCAGCTTCATATCCCATCTTCCACGCCGTTACTGTGGCGGGGATTGAAACAGCAGAAAACGGCTCGGCTTGCTGCTCTGGCTGTGCTGCCTTACCGTCCGCGAAACCTCGCTGGTACACAATCAGTAACGTGTCAGCATAGACCTGCGTGTCGTCGTCATCGTCCAGCTTGGCCTGCGCTGCTTGGCGCTTTGATTCAAATCCTGTCATATCACATACCCCACAACAAAGCCAATCACCAAGATCACACACACGACCGCGATGGCAACGGCAGTGTCACCCCAGCCGAACGCAAACAGGTCTTCAACTTCATCGTCTTTCATTGCAGTTCTCCTTTGGCTATTGCTGCACGGGCTTGTTCCCAAATGCTGCTCTTGATGTAATCCGGTGCGTCTGCTTCAACCAATGCTTTCAACGCCACCAGCAGTTCCTGATTGCTCTCATGCAACCGGCGTAGTTCGGCGGCGGCATCTGCGTGAGCCTGCAAAACACTGCGGTCAAGTATGTCGGCTAGTGCCAAGGCTTCTGGTTGTGTCATGCTTCCCTCGCTTTCAGCATTGCGTCGGCCATTGCGTATGCAGTCTCAGCTATTAAATCCACGACCGTAGTTAACCCTTCCCTGCTTTCTTCGGCTCTAATTTCAGCATCCACGGCATCTGGATGGTAGTAGTCAGTCATCCAAAACTGGTACGTAAATGGCATCGCCTTCGCCGCAAAGTAGTCGCGCAGGGCCATGCCATTTGATGTGATTGGCTTGGTGGTAATCCCCCCGTTCGGGGAGTGCTGAACCAAATCAGCAACGTGTGGAAACGCTGGGCCTCCTGTGTTGTTCATAGCGGACTCTCCTCGTGATTTGCAGGGTTAAACGGCATCGGCGGTACAGGCCGGTTCGGTGGTAGCTGGGTAGGGAAAGGCCATGTCATGCTGTCACCTCCTGCACTGCCTTCGCGGCCTTCTTCTTGGCGTAGTGCGCCCGGGCATATGCCCGCCGTTGCTCCCTGATCTTCTCGGTTACGTACGGCTTGCGCTTCTTGGTCGATGCCTTGGCTTCGGCCTTTACTTTTGGTTCTGCCTTGACTACCGTTGTTTGCAAAGACGCAAGCCATTGTGTCTGGTCGCGCAGCAAACCCCGCATGTTGTCGATGGCAATGTCGGCGCGAGCCCGGGCGGCTTCCAATGCGCTGATACGTTTGAAGACGTTGAAGATGTTTAGGTTTGTCATAGTAGTTATCTAACGGTTAGATGCGGTTGTGAAGAACGTCGGAAAGATCGGGCGGAGTCCAGCCCTCGGGTTTAAGAATTTTGCCGTCATCGCGCTTACGCACGTACCCTGTGCTTGGGTCAATCTTGGCAAAGTTAGAGCGCATGACTTCCTGCCAGCCCTCCACCATAGGGAATCCGCGTGATAGGCCGAAGCCTATGCACACGACAATGATGTCAAGAATAGCGTCAAACTGCTCAACCTCATCATCCGTCTCGATGGCGGTATCCAACTCCTTTATTTCCTCCATGATGAGGTTCAAGTACAGGCAGGTTTGCGCCTCGTTGTCCGCAATGGTCGTTTGCCCACAGGCCCGCATGAACGCGGCTTGGTCGTGGAATACTGACTGCGGTTGTTGTCGCATATCAAGGCGTTCAGCAAGTGCCTTTACGATGCCCGTGTGTCCTTCAGCTTCTCGGACAAGTTCTCGGTCTGTTAAGTTTTCGTAAATCATTTCTCAAAGTCTATGTAAGAGTGAAGGGAGTCATCAGGGTTGGTACGGAACCACATGATGAGGTTAGGCGGGGGCTCGGGCACGCGCTTGGCATGGCCCCCCATGAGGCCGACGTTGAGGATAGAAAGGAGCCAGTTAGGTCGCGGGTTCAAGTCCATAAGCCCTAAGACTACTGTCTCCCGCCCATCACGCCACGTACGTAACTTCCAGCCGTTGCCCGCTTCCTCATAGCGATGCTCGGCGGGTTCGTTGGGTGTTGTTCGCACAGTAAATTCTTTCTGTATTATTCGGAGCGCGTCGTGAAGATACCTCTCATCCAATATCATTCACCCAGCATCCAATCAAAGCTGCCCAAGATAGCGTCCACCTTGCGCTTAGTCTCCAAGCGCGTGCTGTCCTCCTCTCGCAGTTCTTTGGGTGTCACGCCAGTCAGCGCGTCCACCAGCTTGCAACGGGCACGCTCAAGGTCAGGGTCGTTGGTGATGTTCATCACGGTCAGCAGATCACACAACTCCTCGGCGTTGGTTACCAACGTGTCATGGAACACGCGTTTCTTGCCGTCCTCATCCACAGTCAGGCGGTCACTCATCTTGGTCAGTGCGGTATGCAGCCGAGTCCATGAGTCTTGGTTAGCCTGTGCCAACTGCGCCTGCGCCCGGGCCTCGTACTGGTTGATTAGCTCTTGCTGCACGCTGCTCTCGATGTCGAGCCGAAAGTCACCCGATGCGGGCAGCGGTGTGAAGGATGTATCCATAGAGAACTTACGCGCCACTTGGTCCCGTGCTGGGTACTCGTCGCGGTCAAACAACGTGCCAAGCTGGAACGCAGCAGCAGCTACCAGTGTGTCGTACTTGTCGAGGAACGCATCCACCAGACGCTTAAACTCCGCGCTGTGCTTGGTCATGCTCGCTTGGTAGTCCATCAGGGATTTGGTAGGCAGCAGGCGCTGGCCGTTGTCAGACCACGGCAGGGTGAGCCTGTAATGTTCGTTGCGGACCTTGGCTTGGAACTTGATGATGGCGTCCAGTTCCCTGCACTCAGCAAACAACGACTTGTACACGGATGCAGCACGCTTGGACCCTGACCCTGCGGCGGTGGTCACTTCGTCTTGCGTCTTGCGGTCTTGCTTGCGCCCAGCATAGGTGCTGATGGCGAGGTCTACTAACATGGCGGCACGGGCAACGCCTGCGATTGTTTTGATACTCATTTTGGTGGCCTATCTAATGGTTAGATGTTGGTTGGTAAACTGATTATTGCTATGAACCTTACGGCTCGCTTACTTCTTCTTCTGGGCTTCGGTAACAAACTTGATGGCGTCATACTCCTCATCTACCAGCGGGGATAGCTTGAGTTGATTGCGGAGTTCAAACGGTTGCAAAACGGTGAGGTAGTCGTTACCGTTGGTGCCCTTACCTGACCCAAGGTACTTGGCGGTAAGCATCTCGCACCCATACAACAACTCAGAAAGCTGCCGTACTTGCTCGGGGCTTACGATAACTTCTTGGCTGTTAAGGTTTACAGTGAACTTCATTCTTCATCTCCTTCGATTTCAATTTCAAACGTAACTTCATTGGTTTCACACGACTCGATGAACGACTCTTCGCTAGTCATGTAGTCGTACTCTTGCTCTAGCTCTTTGTGTAGCTCGTGGCATAGGTCTTTGCAGAACTCCTCGGCTACGTTCTCTATGTCGGACTCTTCTAACTGCGCATCCACAAGGTCTTGCCACTCGCTCTGGTCGAGCGTTGAGAACACACCCTCCGGGGCGGTATCCCACGGATTGCCCTCGATGTGCATTTGCAGGTTGCCCCGGGCTGTGCCATCGACTTTGAAGTACGACCCGTCGCTCTCCATTGCCAGATACAGCGGTAGGTAGCGCTCGTCGAGCTTCAGGTGCTTCATGAGTTTCCCCACGTAGACCACGCCACTAAAGCACGCATAGCTACCCTGCCCATGCAAGGAATACCATATGGACCGGGCCTCTACCCACGGGGCGTGTTGCGCTCGGAAGTTACCCTCTATGTACTCCGCCCACCCATCGTAGGGCTCGTTTTCGCACCAGCGGTAATACTCCTTGTCGAACCGCTTCGGGTCCATGTCCTTGAGTTCTCTAACGGTTAGATGAACGGTTGGCATGTCACTCCCCCAGATGTATCGTCGTGCCGTAGGGAGCGCTCATGCTCCCAGTCAGTGCCCACAGCGTAGGCCAGTCGCTGCGGCCCCATGAGCCTACGTACCCGTCGCTGAACTGCACGATGGCTTGCGGGTTGATGCGCTTCTCACGCAGATAGTCGAACAGCACGGAACCCGTGGTGCCGCCACCACCGCGAGGCTTGAGGTTCTGAACAGCGAACTGCCCGTCCTCGAACGTCTGATGCCCGCAGATTGCTGTATCCCAATACACAACGTGGCACTTGCTCGGCTTGATGTCGCCGATGATGACTGCTATCTCAGTCACGAACCGCGTCATGTCCGCGCCGCCGAAGCATGAACCCGACGTATCGAACCCGATGACAAGCTCCGTCAT